AACTCTCCACCTTCAGCATTAATCCCAACACCAGCAGTGGTAAGACGTTCAATATTGGCACCTTCTCTGTCAAGTTCACCCAAGCGATCAACAAGAGATTTAAAATCCTTACTAGGAGTGCTTGTGACAGCATCCACGAAATGAGTGTACCTATCAAAGTCCACATGCTTTATACGTTCCATTCTGCAAATTTAGATAATCGGTTTTGTGTTTGTGAGAATTGTTGTAAGGTTTCTCCTACCTCTTCATCTTCTATAGTGATGGCAGATGAATCATCTGCTACATCATACAACCTCATTTTCGCTCTGTCAATTCCCAGAATGAATTTTCGTGAGGCAGTCGGGTCGTTGTATCTGTTCTTAAGTTGTTTGACCAAGATGCGACCCTGTTGCTCAAGTTCCTCAGTAGATATAAGGGCAAACATAAAATCAGCAGTGGCAGGGAGACCAAAAGACTCAGAAGTGTCAGTGAGATCGGGATCAGAGTTACCATAACCGCTACGAGTAGTTTGAGTAGCAGAGATAATAGGTACATTACTTTCCACAGCAAGACCCCGAAGCTCTTCAGCAATCGCTTTAACATAGGTATATGAGTTAACAACAGCACCTTTGTATCTAACACTTGCACAAATGTTTAGATAGTCAACAAAGATAAGATCAGGTGCAAAATCTTTCTTTAATTTAAGATCACTTAAGAGTGCCTTAAAATGTCCTGCATGTGCAGATGCAGTAGGGTACTCTTTAATAATCAATTTACCTTGTGTCTTTCTTGAGATCTCATTTACTTTTGAATTAAATAAAACCTCAGGAAGTTCCATGATATCCTTGACGTTTACGTTTAGAAGATTTGCGTCAATTCGTTCAGCAATCTTCTCCTCTGCCATTTCACATGTAATGTAGAGAACGTTGTAGCCCTGAGTGAGGGCGGAACCAGCCATGTGGCACATGAATAAACTTTTCCCGACACCTGTACCAGCAAGAGCGATGTTGAGAGTCTTGTTAGGGAGACCACCTTTCGTGATAAAGTTAAACTTTTCCAAATCAAAGGGTATTTTCTCTTCTTTCCTGTGGTAGAATTCGTATCTATCTGATGATTGCTCAATGTAATCGTGTCCAATATGTTCATCAAAGGAGACAGCAAGAGCATCTTGTAGGATGCTAGGGATAGCACCCTTTGTGAACTTTTTATCTCCGCCATCAGCAATCTTAATTGACTGCATGAGTGCTAAGTATATAGCACGATCCTGACACCATTTTTCTGTGGCATCTAACAACCAGTCATAATCAACCCACTCATCAGAAAGAGAATTTATTCCCTGTACTGAATCTTTGAATGTCTCTTCTGTAAGGTCTCCTCTATTTTGGAGATTAATTGTGAGGACTTCTTTAGTAGGTACTTTATCGTACTTAGCAGCGAAGTCAGCAATCTCTTCAAATACAATTTTTTCATGGTACTCTTGGAAATAGTCTGCTTTTATAAATGGCACTACCTTACGATAGTATTGCTCATTGTATATTAGATTGCGAAGTATTGTTTCTTCTATTCTTTCTGTCATTCTAGTTTTAACCTCGCAAATGATTTCTCACTTAGTCTCTTCTGTATTAGTCTACCATAATCTTCATGTAGTTCGCAACCAATATAATGTCTATTTAATGATTTGGAAACAACTGCTGTTGTTCCTGATCCCATGAATGGATCTAGAACTATGTCTCCCTCTTCACTCCCTGCCTTGATACAAGGTTCAATTAGATCAGGTGGATACACAGCAAAGTGTGCTCCCTTATATGGTTTGTTTGTTACAGTCCAAACATCTCGCTTATTTTTCCTGTCATAAGACTTGGATAACCCACTATGAGGAACCAACCCAGTGCCAGGATTATGGTACTTGCCTTTAGTGCGGTCTCTTGTACCCCAGTCTTGCTTGACGGGTTCTTTAATTGCTTCATTGTTATAATAGTATTTACGATTTTTAGAAAGTAGAAAAATATATTCGTGTGATTTAGTACATCTGTCTTTGACAGACTCAGGCATAGGATTAGGTTTATGCCAGATAATATCCTGACGTAGATACCATCCATCTGCACGCAATGCAAATGCTAACATCCATGGTATACCTATCAGATCTTTTTCTTTGAGACCTTCTAGTTTGTTACCTCTCTTAGCACACTTGTCAGGTAGATCTTGTTTTGTTTTACTTACAGTTTGTTTTGGTAATGCTTGTCCTTTACCAGGTCTATAGTTGTAATAACTATCACCTATGTTTACCCATAGTGTACCGTCATCAGTTAAGACATCACGTACAGATCTGAATACTTCTACTAAGTTTTGTATGTATTCTTCTGGTGTTTGTTCTTGTCCTATCTGTGACTCTTCTCCACCATAATCACGTAACCCATAATAAGGAGGTGACGTGACACAAGTTCTTGCTTTGCCATCAAACTCTTTTAAAGTCTCACGACAATCGCCAAATAAAATTGTATCAACCACCATAACTAAATTCCTTCTTCGCTGCCTCCTCCAGTTGTTGCATTACTCCTTCGGTGAAGTACTTCTCTGGATCCTTGAGAATAGCAGAAGGGTAGACGCTAGACTCCCCGACAACAATACGATTTCCTTTACGCTTAAAGACTCCATACTGTTCACCCAACTCCAATAGTCCGTAATATTTGTCAAGTCCACGTTCATCAAAATACAATCTAGTTTCAACTTTACTTCCCTCCTTTGTTAATCGAGATTTTTTTGCTTCGCATTTTATTATGTTACCAACAAGTTCTGTACCTTCTTTCTCCTTCTTCTTTCCAAGATAGATTATAGTTGATGCTGCATACTTGAGTCCTGTTCCACCACCCATTTCTTTTGTAGGAACATAAGATCCTATTACATCATATGTATGATTTGTCACTATCATAGGTATCTTTGCTTGACCTAGTTTCAAAGTCAATACACGAAATGCACCTTTGATTAATTGTGATTTAGTCATGTCTCTAACTTGCTTATCATTAGAGATGTCATCCATCTCTTTTGATGTAGATAACATACCAAGAGAGTCAAGAACAAACATCATTGGTTCTCTCTTTGGTTCTTTCATATACTTGTCTACGATACGACAAGCTTGTGTTCTAAATTCTTCAATAGTAGATACTGGAAACAATACCATACGTTGAGAATCAATACCACGAGACTCAATCATCTCCTTAGAGATAGCAGATTCTGTCTCAAAATATATGACTCCTCCTGTAGGATTTGCTTCTAGAAAATTACGAACAACACTTAGTGCAAAGAATGTTTTACCTGTGCTGCTCTCTCCTGCAAGTGCAGTAACTTTGTTAGAAGGTATACCTCCATATAAAGAACCACTTACAAGAGCATTAAAAATATATGAACCAGTGTCAACATAGTTGTCTACGTCACCCGCAGCAACTCCATCACTTACTATACTAGCAAACTCATTGCCACTGTCTTTAATTACTGTATCTAAGAATCCCATTGTGTTGCTTCATCCTCATAAAAATTTACATAATCATATTTGTTGCTCATAAGTTTTGCAAACGAACGAGCAGTTTCATAGTCCTCAAAACATTTAATGCTATCGGTATCAATCTGACCAACAACGTGGTTAGTCCAAGTGACAACGTAGACTTTTCTAGTCATTCAAAGAAACTCCCAATAGTAATAACTTTTTCGTGTGTCCACCCAATACATTGTAGCACATTTTTCAAAGGTTCCAAGAAACTCTTCTCAAATTGTGTTTGATAATCAACATATTTCTCTATACCAAATTCCTTTGGCAGTTCACCAAAGAAACTGATACAGTTTTCGTGTAGAGGGTTAGGTGTTTTCAAGTACATAAACTTGATCTTCTCACCCTCCTGTATAAATGGATGCTTATGTTCTACTTTATATTTTTTGACGTACCAGTTGTATAGGAGTGCCCCTCTGACATGGATTGGGGTTCCTTTTGAGTAAATTGTTGTTGGATGTCTGTACTTGCTAAGGTTGTTGACTCCACGGGGGAAGGCGACTTCATCGTAGGGTCTCTCTTTTGTTTCACTGCGGACTCCATTGATGAAATTGATAAGCTCATCATTGTCTTTGCCGATAATAATCTGAAACGCTGCATATAATTTATCCCGAAAGTATGCTGGTGTTGAAGACCTAGCAGTTTCTAATCCCATGATTTTCATCTTGGGTTCTTTATACCTGACTCCTTCTGAGTCCCATACGTTTAATATATATCTCTTCTTCGCTGTCCATATTCCTCTGTCTGCAATATTTTCTCTCTTCATACTCATTTTTTGTTCGTATGCCGAAACGTACGTCGCCAACTCCTGATAACTCTTCTCGATAAATGGTTCCAGTTTTTCTTCGCATATCTTATTAAGTAAGGAAACAATTGCTGCTTTGTCGCTAGACTTAGAAGCAAAAAATTTATTAACAAGAGGTCCAAGATTAAGATATATTGAATCTGTGTCAGATGCAATTACGTAATCCTCCTTGTCTGTACTGAGCAGTTTATTTAGGTAACCATTCATTTTATTTTCTATCCAACGGATAGAAACCTGTCCTGACAGTGTGATTGCTTCTGCATTTGCTGTCTTATAGTATCTAAA